GTAACCCAACTCTTGTATCCCATTCCTGCAAATACATTTTACGCATATTCATAAGTACATCTAGACCCTTTCCAACATCACCACTAATTACTGGTACTCCGCTTATTCCGCTTAAATCTTTGTCAACTACATACCAAGTTTTTGGGTCGTTTTCGTTCATGATGTTATCCACTGTACTTTTCAATGCTTGAGTGCCGCTAAACAATGTTGGTCTTCTCATCTGCCTGTGAATATAATCGATGGTTCTTTCAATTTTAGCTAACCTTTCAGCAATAGTAGTTGCTACATTAAACACTGGCAACCCCGTATTACTATTCCAGCAATAAATAAATTCATCATCATACAATAACTTACCAGTTAAGCCTTTATCGGTTGCAATATTAACGGTTCGTACTGTCACCGGCTGAAAGTAATCATCCCACGTTACCATTACATAACGAGATGCTTTTAATATTCCATCATCATCATATAATACAAAACTTCCGTTAGCCATAAGCATATATTCTAAAATAAATGAAGTGATACCGTCTGGTAAACCTTTCCAAACAAACAACGACATTAAATCTTCAATAAATTTATCAATATAATATGCCCATATTCTATCATTGTCCAAGTCAATTTGTATCTTACTTGCTTGCTTGTCACTTAAATAAAACGTGGTACACTTTGATATATTGCTTCGTGTCGTTAATTCATCAAGCGTTTTCATAGCTTATCACCTCATTTTCCATATAGAATGATTTTACTTTTTGTAAATCGGTATGCAATAATGTTACACCTGCACTTACTCTATCAATGATTTTGTTAAGATATTTTGACGGTATATTGCCAGTTATGTTTGGGTCAATAGCCTTAACAAAATTAAACATTGAGTGGGTATTTAAGTTTGGCACTTTATAACGCATAACTCTGTAACCGTAACGAGTTAAATAATCATCAAATATCATTGCTTCTTGCCTTGTTATCGTTCTAGAGCGTGCCCTAAAGTCTGCTCTACCATTTGCAAACGTAGCAGAGCCGGAAGTTGTACCCCTTGCTGTGTCTGGAACTCGTTCCATTCGCGCATTCTGTGACAATATTCCATTGACTGTACTTGCGCCAGAAACAAGCGCACCAGCCGCCCCGCCTAGTAATGAACCAGTTGCCAATGCACCAGTACCGAAACCAGAAACCAATGAAGAAGCAATGTTATACCTAAACTGTCCTTGATTCTGAGCTACCCATGCTTTATAAGAATCGACAATATACGCACACATAGGAAAGTTATTTATCGTTAGTTTATATAAATCGTTATTTGTTTCACCCATGTAATTATTAGGAAAAGCCTCGGCTTCCATGCTAATTCCGAAAGAAAATTCAATAATCATTTCCAGATTTTCTAAAAACTCATATTTTAATTCTAACGTTTGACCATTACCATTGGTAACCAAACAATCAACATAAGGATACGTAAACAACTTATTGTTTTTAGGGACATAACCGCCGAACGAGGATGGTCGTGCTGGTAAATTAAATTTAAGCTGTTTAGGTATTGGGGAATCATTTTCTGGGCACATATATATTCCGACGATAGAATCTATCTTACCCTTTTCCACCATTCGGTTAAGAAATACACGTGCATCTTGTACCCCCGCATCTCCTTTTCCACAATCCTCATATTGCACTCCATTAAATATATTACAACTTATCTTTTGCAATACGTTTCCCCCCTCTGGGGTTTCGCCGTAACCAATAATGATATGATAATCGGCAGGATTAAAAAATCCGCTTCCGACTTCACTGACTGTCAACATATCTTTTATAGATAAGTTTTCATCCTCTAAATGATTTCCTATTTCATCATCTGTTACATTTTCACGCTCTACCATCATTGGATTCCATTCGATATTAAACATGTATGTCTGCCACTCGTCAATAGTATAATATACTAATGTTCTTCTTTCGTTTGTGTACTGGCAATCTTCAACAAATGCATAAATTTCTTTTCCGCCGTCTTCACCAAAAGACAAATAAGGTACATCTCTCATAGTATTTATATCCACATCCAACGCAATCACATTCATGTCCTTAATAGGCGTTACAACCGCTGAACTTATTTTCCTAGATTCAAAATAAGATTTTTGCTCAGAACGAGATTGAAACCATCTAACAATATCGTTAGATGGTTGACAATCTACATTCCTGTATAAATTAGCGAACCACATTAAGCGTCTGCAATCGTATATTCAACGGTTGTTGATGTGATACCTGCCTGTAACTTAATTGTGATTTTTGGTTGCGTTTCAGCGGCATCAATAGTCAATAGACCACTTGGAGTAATAGTTGTTCCAGAATGCACTCCACCGGTAGTAATGCTGTAAGTGATAGGTGCTTGTCCCTCTACTAAAGATGCCATTAACTGTACAACTTCACCCTTTTTAATTGTGGAATGGCCTTGTGGCTGAACGAATCCGAACTTTGGAGTATTTCCTCTAATCTGATAAGAAACAGATTTAGTTACTGGAGAACCGCTGTTTCCGCCTTCGATTGTGGCGGTTACTGTAATAACGCTTGCCTGTTCATTCTGACCTACATATAACAGTCCCCAAGGCTGTATCTGTGTTTCTGATGCAGTATTACCTGTAAGAGTAAAATGTACCTGCTTATTGTCCCCAGAAGTAACCGGGATAGAAATCATTTCCGTATCACCTTTATTAAGCACAGTATTAGAAGCTGGTTTAAAATCTCCTAATACTGATGGAGTAATGGATGAAGATTTAAAAGCAATCACTGGATAAACAATAGAAGAAGAATAAGTTTCATGAACATGCAAGAAATGAGTATCTCCCATAACAGCTCCGTTGTGGTTGAAGTCACTTGCGTATAAATTAACATAGCATCTAAATGCGTTGATAAGATTTCAACATTTTCTCCCAGGTCAACCCATGTTGGAACAGTTAACGTATGGTCAGCAATAAATTCAGTTTCCTGCATATGATAAGATGTTGCTAATACCTTAACACTCTGGAACGCTTTTGCACTGTTCTTCATAATGATAAAGATATTTTCTGGGGAAACCTCTTTTGTAAAACCTGCAACATTAAATTTATCGCTTGGGAATAATAAATCTAACCCCCACTGACGAACGAGAACAGTTGTATCCTCAGCATGTTCTTTTGTATCAAAACCTGGAATTTCAACATAATATGCAATGTTTTCAGCAACATATTTAAACAAATTCCAAAACCAATAGTTTCGGTCAATTTTGTTTGATTCTGCCGCTACTGCAAACTGCATGTCCAAAAATCTTCTAAAAGCTTGCTCACTACTAAACGCACGTTTAGCCATTTCTGGATTAACAGTTAAAGAATAACGCTCTTTTCTGTTCGGAGTATGGAACATTTCCAAGTATTTTGGAATATACTGTTTCAAGGCATCTTGCCACTGGATTTCTGGATTGTATTTAACTGGCTTAATCTTATCCATTTCAATTTCATCAACAGCTCCACCGATTGACAGGTAATCTCTCATAAGAGCACCGTATTTGTCGGTAGCTACAGCGTATCCCATTTCATATAAACCTACTTTGTTAATAAGTGTGTAGTAAACCTGATTTCTCCATTCATCATTTGAATTGATAATTTGTCCAATCTGTCCGAACGTAGAAGGATCAATAGTCGTATCCCCAATAGCCTTGATAAGCTCTGGATTGTTAATTTCTCTTATTGCTAAGCTTAAAAGCTCAGAACCAGACATTTTTCCAACCTCGTTAATATCTGGCATTTTTGCTAGTCTTGACATAAAACTCCTTTCACTCTTTATAAAAATAATCCTGTAATGATTTAAAATCTTTTTCCATCTTATCTTCGACAAAACCCGCTCGATTTACATCCGACAATCTGTCAACACGTTTCTTCCACACATCAATGTCTTTAGACAGTTTGGAAATCTGCTCATCCCTTTCGGCTACATCAGCACGCAAATTCTCGTTATCAGCCGTTAAAGTTTCAATAGTTGTTAATGCTTCGCCATCACGGGCGCTCATAGTGCCAATAGCTGATTCTCTTTCGTCCTCGTCTTCCATAGCCAAAATAGCATAGATTTCTTCTTTTGTCACATTACCACTCCTTTCACATATATTATAGCATAAAACAGTAAAAAAGTAAATATGTTTATTGACAAATAAAATA